GCTGGTTTTATTGACGAAAGAGGATTAAAAGTTGCAATGAATGGAAGGAAATTAATTATTCCTGTAAACATTCAATTTGTAGCTGATAGAGTGTTAAACTCTACTCTTAGAGTCGGTACTGCTGACAACGACATTAACGCACTCAGAAATATGGGTATGTTACCAGAAGGTTATGTAGTAAATCACTACTTAACTGATACTGATGCATATTTTATTAAAACTGATTGTCCTAATGGATTTAAACATTTTGTTAGAGCTGCCCTTGCTACAGGCATGGAAGGTGACTTTGACACAGGAAATATGAGATACAAAGCTCGTGAGAGATATAGCTTTGGTTACTCTGATCCTCGTTGTGTTTATGCATCTCAAGGTAGTTAATTAAACTTACACTGGATCCTCCCAGATACGAAGAAGGCGGTTGCAAGACCGCCTTTTTTGTTTTATAAATTATTTTAATGTTAATGTTGGTAAGCAGTCATAAGGGCTGTTTACTGGTCATATTTTAAAAGGAGACTGACATGACAACACATTTTAATAATGGCGTTACTAACGTAGTTAAAGATAAAAGCCCGTTAAAGAACGCAATGATGCCTGATCCATTTCCCGTTACCAATACACAAGGTGCAGGATATGATTTCTTAGGCCAAACGTCGTACATGGATGATTTTTATTCATTCATTACAAGAACAAATACAAGTAATAATGGAAGAGGTTCACCAGGATGGTATGTAAGCCAAACTGCTAGTACTCAAACATGCGCACCAATAGCAGACGCTCATGGTGGATGGTTACAATTAGATGAAGTAAATGCAACTAATGATGCTTACAACCAAGTTAATAGTTTTAGCGCTTATCAATTAAGCACAAAAATGAATTTTGGTTTTGAAGCTAGAGTAGCAGTTGAAGATGTTTCAGCAACAGAAATGGTTATTGGATTAGTTGATACAGATACAACTTCTCAAGTAGTAAATATTACTGATGGAGTATATTTCTCTAACTTTGCTGATCCTACTTCAATTACCGCTGGAACTGGTTGGTATTTACACGCTGAAAAAAATGGAACAGTAACTTCAAGTTCAGCATTAGTAGACCCTTACACTGGTGATACTTTTGTTGCAGAAGATGGTGCTCTTCAAACAGCGAGTGCAACTCAATTAGCAACTCCAAGTAATTCATTTATTTTTGGATTTAATATTATTCCTCAAGGATCAAATGGTAATACCAATACTGCTGTAATTCAATCATACTTAGGACCTGTTGGAAAACAGCCTTTAGCTACTGAAGCAATTGCAACTACTAACTTACCTGATGATTTAGCAATGGGAATTATAATTGGAACTAAAAACAACACAACAACTGCCGCTACTATGTGGGTTGATTATGTTAAAGTGATTAGTTCTAGAAGCTTTGGTAGTTCAACTACTAAGTAATAACAATTAACCGAGGTAGGGTGTAAAAGCCCTACCTTTTATAGGAGATAAAAACATGAGTATTCAAGGACCGATAAGCTCGTTTTCTGTTACTGCCGCAGCTTCTAATCAAACTATATATTCTGGTCCTGCTAGAATATTAGGTGTTTATTATATGAATGACGCTGCTACTGGCACGATTGTATTATATGATGATTCAACGGAAGTATTTAAAATACAAATACCAGATGGTGCTACAACAGAAAATGCAAATTATATAGAATTTCCAGGCGATGGAATTAGAGTTGATACAAGTTTAAAATATACTTTTACATTAGTTAAATACGGAACGATCCTTTATCAAAAAGGATAATTTATGGGTAGAACAAGAGACAAGCAACCACCCAAAACAAAAAAATATTTCCGCTCCACAAAATCTGGAGCGGGGATGACTAAGGCTGGGGTAAAAAAATATCGTCGAGATAACCCTGGTTCAAAATTAAAAACAGCAGTTACTGGTAAAGTTAAACCAGGCTCAAAATCTGCAAATCGACGCAAATCATATTGTGCAAGAAGTGCAGGTCAAATGAAAAAATTTCCAGGTGCTGCTAAAAATCCTAATTCAAGGTTAAGGCAAGCAAGGAAAAGATGGAAATGTTAATATGAAATTAAGCGATAACACAAGTGTAGCTATGCCCGTTCGAAATCTGCTAAGTATTATAGCAGCGGTAGCACTGGGTGTTTGGGCATATTTTGGAGTGGTTTCACGTATTACAACCATAGAAACTTCTTTAATTTTAGCTGAAAAAGATTTAGAAAAGAATACCGAGTTTCGTATAAAATGGCCTCGTGGTGAAATGGGCCAACTGCCCGCCGATAATGAGCAGTACATGCTACTGGAGTTTATGGCGGAACAGGTTGAGTCTATACAAAAGGAAATGGAGTCTATGATGAGTAATACTGTTAATATAAATTTTTTAAAAGATCAGGTAAGTAAGTTACAAGAAGATGTTGAAAAATTAAAAGATAGAGTAAGGGAAAATAAAAATGGTCATTGAGTATGTATTTAGTTTATGTATGTTTGTTAATGGCTCGTTAGATGGGCATATGATAACTGATGGTTTATCACATTGTTTAAAAGCAAAAAGAGAAGCTGAAAGAAATTTATCCGATAATAGAGAAAATGTTATTCGTTATGAGTGTGGTCGTGTAAAAGCAGAGCTTAGACCAGATGCAGAAGGTAACATGAAAATATATAAAATTATTGAAGATAAGTACGGCGATTAATGGAGCCTGTAACAATTTCCTATATTTTTTTTGGAACTTTGTGGTTAATGGGAGCTGTTACTTATTTATAAAATATGGCTAAACTTACAACACGAAATGAGTATTTTACTCCTATTAAAAAAAGAACTTCGATTGGTGGGTCTTCAAGATCTAAACCTAAAAATAAACACAAGTTAAAATCATGGAAAAAATACAACCGACAAGGCCACAGATAATTGAAGATGTTAGACTTTGGTCTAAACATTTTTTAGAAGTTCCTAACCTTCATTTAGGTGGAGTTCCTGCTTGTCCTTTTGCCAAAAAAGCGTGGTTAGATAAAAAAGTGTGGGTGTCTGTTAAAAGCAAAGGAACAAGATATTATGAAGAATTAAACAATCATTTACATAATTTAAATTTTAATATTTCAGAAATTTTAATATTTTGTGACCCCTATTATAGTTACTCTCCTCATGAATTACATGAAATAACAGAAACTTTTAACAAAATATATAATATGGAAGACATGTATTTTATGAGTTTTCACCCTAAAAATCCAGCTACAAAAGAAGATCAAGAGTTTTTAATATCTCCTGGACTTAAAATTCCTCCTGTTAAAAGCAACCTTAAATATTCTATGATGTTGGTACAAAAGTTCTCGCAATTACAGGAAGCTTCTGATAAATTGCACAAACAAGGTTATTATAAGCAATGGCCAAAAAGATATTATCGAGACGTCGTGGTGTCTAGAGAAAATAAGTATAAAAAGATCAATGGAGGTCTATTATGATGGGTAAAAAGAAAACTGCTAAAATGCGAGGTGGAGGTATGGCAGGTAAAAAGAAAACTGCTAAAATGAGAGGCGGCGGTATGATGCCTCCTGTAGGAATGAAGAAAGGTGGAAAAGCACCAACCGCAGGACAAATTATGCGTGCGGCTAGACGAAGAAAACCTAGTGGTAGAATAAATGCCGATGATTTATTAATAGCAAAACGACATCTTCTGTCTAAAGGTCGTAAATCATCAAAAACAATGACTCCAGGAGAAAAGAAAAGAGCCTTTAAAGGAAAACAAACCAAAATGTTTGCTGATGCAAGGAAAGGTTTTAAAAAAATGATGAAGGGTATTAAGACTAAAAACATAGGCAAAACTAGAGCTTAGTTAAATGGCTATTAATACAGGAACACCTAGTTATTCATCAACGGCTGGTTTTATTTTAGACCTTGATTCTTTAATTGAAGAAGCTTTTGAACGTTGCGGTTTACAAGATCGTACAGGTTACGAACTAAAAACTGCAAGGCGTTCTATTAATTTAATGATTGCTGAATGGGCAAACAGAGGTTTAAATCTTTGGACTATTCAAAAAAGAGAAGCAACTGTTACGGCAGGAACTCAAATGATTGAAGGTACTACTTTATATTCTGTTGATTCTGCGGGAAATGCTACTACAGATGCGAATGATAGTTCTCAAATTGTAGATATTGATTTAGGTGTAATGTCAAATAGTAGTGGAGACTATTCAATGACAAAAATAGGAAGATCTACTTATTGGGATTACACAGTTAAATCCACTCAAGGAAGACCTGCTCAATATTATTTTGAAAGAACAATACTCCCTAAAGTTTATTTTTTTCCTCAAGCTGATTCTACTTATACTTTTAAATATTATGCTTCTCTTCGTATGACAGATATAAATGCTTACACTAAAAATGCTCAAATTCCTTTTCGTTTTTTACCATGCTTAGTTGCAGGATTAGCTTACTATGTAGGAATGAAATATGCTCCTGATAGACTTCCAATTTTAAAAGGAGTTTATGATGAAGAGTTTGGAAGAGCGGCTGCTTCAGATGTAGAAAAAGCTAGTTATAGTGCGGTTCCAAGACAAACTTTATTTTTTTCATAGGAGGTTAAATGGGTAAATACGCATCTGGAAAATTTGCTCTTAGAATTTCTGACAGGTCAGGAATGTCTTTTCCTTATAATGAAATGGTACAAGAATGGAATGGATCTTGGGTGCATATTTCTGAATTTGAACCTAAACAACCTCAATTAGATCCTAGAAATCATCCAAGAGATTTTACAGCTTTACAACATGCAAAACCCCAAATTGCTAATTCAAGAGTTTATGTAGGTAATAATACTGTTAGAACTCCGACAGGAAATGTAGTTTTATCTCCTAATTTAGATGTGTATGACGGAGTAGGAGATGGCACAGCAGTTAATTCTTTTCAAACTCTTTTAGAGCCAGTAACTAATTATTATGCAAATGGTGTGGCTTATGCAGATACTCAAAGAAGCATGATGCCTCTTGAAGTTCAACAACCTCAAAAAAGCACAGGGTTGTTATCTAGAGCTGGAAATGTTACAGTGAGTACAACATGACCGATTATTCAGATTTAAATGATAATGTAAGAAATTATACAGAAACAGATACTAATGTGTTATCTGATACAATTATTAAACCTTTTATAGAATCTATTGAAGATCAAATAATGAGAACGGTAGATCTTAATTATTACCGTAAATATGATTATGCAACACTAACTGTAGGAAATCCTTTTATACCTTTACCGAGTGATTGGCAGGCAACAAGATATTTGCAAATTTATGATGCCAGTGCAAGTGAGCCTGAAAGAACTTTCTTGCTACAAAAAGATATTTCGTTTATGAATGAATATTGGCCTGATAGGACAGCTAATGCTACTCCTAAATATTACGCTATGTGGGATCAGGCCACACACTATATAGCGCCAACTCCCAACGTTGCTCTGAGTACGGAGCTCGCATACACGTACAAGCCTGATGGTTTATCAAGTACACAAACGTCTACTTGGTTAAGTCAAAACGCTCCAAACGTGCTTTTATATGGTTGTATTTTACAAGCACTTGGATACTTGAAAGGTCCAGCAGATATGATACAATATTATGATAAAATGTTTAATGAGTCTGTGCAGGCTCTCGCAACGTATGAGATGGGGCGAGATCGCAGAGACGAATTTCGAGATGGCGTTATTCGTATCCCTCTCGAGTCAAAGAACCCATAGGAGATTATTATGGCAATAAATCAAGCTGTTTGTAACAGTTTTAAAGTGGAGATTCTGAAAGGCTTG